ATTGGGCGGATTTGGAAAAACCACATCCTCAAAAGGGACATTTTCGGGATAATTCTGGGGCAGATCGCGTAATTCTTGACGATATGCTCGCCATGCTATTTTGTCAGATTCGGACAACGGGGAATCAGGCACCTGCGTCCAGTCACTTTGATTCAGCAAGAAATTTCTTCGATCCCGATAATTTTGATTCAATGGCTGTGCTGATATGTCTTTTTTTACTACACGACCATTGGATAATTTCTTGTTGACTGCATCCCCAGAATACTCTTTGTAGGTATAGCCGTCAGGAACATTAGCCTCAACTTCTTGTGGGAAGCATTGGATCTGCTTGAGGATCTCGCCATCATCGCTGTAGATAATATATTTTTTCATCGCTTAACCTCAACCGCCTCAAGAACTGCACCTGCATCTATTCGACAACCATTTCCTGCTCCTTTCGTGTATTTAACCTCTAATGTGTAGGTTCTCGATGCAACTGTTGTTGAAGTGTCGACATAAAAAGGTGTTGCTGTTCCGTAATAATTTCCGACAGCCGTATATGATCCGAGCACAACATAAAAAAAGAATTCTCCAATTTGCAAGCTAGTCAAGGTTGTTGTGCCCCGTCGAAATCTAAACTCTAAATTGCCGTCGGTAATTGTTCCCCCTGAATTTTTAAAGATCCAAGGGAAAAACCCTTTTAGACTGATCGGCTGTGCAACCCCATTCACCGACTCAGGTGTAAATGTCAGGGATGCGATTGTTGTCCATGTTCCGCTAGTTAATTGAAAACTTGACGATGATGTCGCAGACCTGATGACATTGACCGCATTACCGGCAATCTTTATGGTATCAACTGCCAGATCTGTAATCTTGCCTTCTGTGACTGCTAGATTCGCAATTTTTCCAGTGGTGACGGTTAGATCATCAATCTTGGCTGTCGTGATAGTAGCGTCTTGGATATTTGCGGTCGTGATTGACCCGTTTTGTATAAAGGCATCCTGAATATAAACACCTTTAGGGATAGTGTAATCTTCACCGCCTTTGGTGACTGTTTGATCAGCCGTATAAATAATGAACGGACTTGAGGGATTGCTCTGTACCCAAGCACCGCTTTCGTAAATATAAAAGACGCCAGTGTCTGCTTTGTACCAAACATCTCCGTCGGTCCCAGATCCCGGCTGACTATTTTGGTTGTAGTCAGGGACTGGAGATAAAAAGAAACGATCTGCGGTGATGTTAAATGATGCATCGGTCGCACTAGACCTAAGCCCGAACCCTGAGACCCGACCATTAACATCAATTTTGAATATGGCTTCGGCTTCTAAATCGTCATCATAAGTCCGACGTGCCTGCATCAATGTCTGAATGCTGGCGGTATCAGTGCCATCAGTAATTTGAACAGTTTTGACAACCTGAGCTAGTGGCAAGCCAATATTCCACACTGCATCTGGGTCATTCGATGCGTTGTAAACATCCATTGATGCTTTATCAACAATCGTCCCGTTATTATCAAAGGGCACCCCGCCGAGGGTCGCATAACCGATCTTTGCTTGTTCAATGTTTGTAATGCTGGCCGATACGTCAGTCATCGGCTCCCAATACGTTGCATTTGGAGGAGCATTGCCGGTCGTTGCTTGTTTCGCGATATAACCTATTCCTGACTGAACAACGCCATCGCCAGCGACATAGGATTTTGTGTTGTCATAGTTATCAGTCGCAGTTGCGCCCAAACTTACAATCAGCGCATCCTGAGTAGAGGCTAAAGCCGAATCTGCAGTGGATCTAGCTGTCGATTCTGAGTTGATAACCGAGGTCAGTGTATCGACCGTTTCCCAGTAGGTTATATTCGGCGGTGCATTGCCGGTGCTTGCCAGAATACATCGATAAACAATGCCGGACTGGACAACCTCGTCACCGACTACATAAGCCGTTGATCCGTTATAAGTGTCAGCAGTGCTCGCATCAAATCTTGCTAATAAGGCTTGCGATACTTGAGCCTGTGCCGCATCACCGTCTGCTCTTGCGCTTGCTTCCGTTAGAATATCTGCTTCAGCATCATCGACTCGCGCATCTAGCAAGTTGATCGTATCTGTTAACGCAGAATCAGCATCAGCTCTAGCGTTTTGTTCAGTTACGATAGATGCCGCATTGGTGCCGACAGACGCTTGCAACGTGGTGATGCTAGACGATAACGCAGAATCAGCATTGGCTCGGGTTTGCTGCTCACTAACGATGGACGCAGTATTGTTATCAATCAGCGATAACAACTCCAGCCTTTGAGTAGCGATTGCCTCACGGTTGTCGTTAACATCTGCTGCAATAGACAGACGAGCGAATGCGATGTCCTCTCGAAGAGCTTCTCTCGTGTTGTAGAGGTTGAGAATGTCTTGCAAAGACAGCTCACTGAAGTTTTCAATCTCTTTGTTAAGTTTGCGAACGTCTGTGACGGCTAAAGTGATTGACGGAGCATCTAATGTTTCAAGCTGTACTTCAGCAGCACCAACTCTAGTCTCCAGCCCGTCATATTCAGTTTGATCAACCTTTAACGTGATGCTGTTTTCTAGTGCGGAAATGTCAATCTCTGCGGTATCAAGGCGGGCATATACCCCGGTCCCGCTTGCGGTCAGCGTAGTTAAATCAGCTTTGAGAAGGATTGCTGATTCAGCCGCATTAATATCAACCTCTGCCTGAGACAGTCTAGCCTCCAAGCCTATATAGTCCTCGAACGTCACTTCATCTAGTTGAGCCAAAGCGATCTGGTCGTTGACGTATGTTTGCGTTGCTTTTAGATTGATCTCGGCCTGCTGTGCATTTAGCGTAATCTCTGCGGTCCCGATTCGGGATCCCAGCTCGTTGTAGACATTATCGAGCGCCTGAATGCTGACCTCGCCAGTATCAGGGTTGACGGTAATGCTTGCGTCACGAATAACGCTATTTTGTCGATCAGCATCTAAGGTCGTGCGAAGCAAAACCTCGGCTAGTTGCTCTGAGTTTATGTCTCGTTGTCGGCCAAACTCTTTAACTTCCTCCAGATCGACTTGATTGACATAGGTGCCATCCAATATGTCTTGAACTGAGTTATTGATGTCAGCGATGGTGACTGTGAAATCTGTTTCATCGACCTTGCCTGCGATCGTATTTTGGAGGCTAGTATCAAGTGCCGTTAGCGGCACGATATTATTATTGAAATCTGCTGTTGCTAGGTAGATGCTCGTGCCAGATCCAGCAGCAGTCCACGCGCTCGCATTAGTTGATCGGTCAACCGATCGGAGCCAATAGTATCTAGTGATCTGACCGCTAAATCCGTCGTGGATAAATTGCGTGCCAGAGGTTCGGCCAATCGACGTAGCCGATGGCTCGTCATTGGTTGAATTAGCCTTGATCTCTACATAATAGAAATCCGCATCAGCAGGGTTCGTCCACTCCAAAACAATCTTCTGAAAGCCGCCTGCTACAGAGATGCCGGTTGGTGCTGCGGGCGCTGTTGTATCAACCGCAGGGCTGACCCCATTGGCAGTAACCGCCGCAGACCTAGCCCCGATTGAATTTATAGCTCGGAGGCTGATGTCATAGGTTGTCGATGCATCGAGGTTCGTTATTTGATATGACGTACCGCCCGTGATGATTGCAGTTGTCGATCCACCGCTAGGTGTCCACGAAAGCTCATAATTATTGACAAAAGAGTCTGTGCTCGCGTCCCAAGAAACATCAATGCCGGAAATATAAGTGCCATCGTTTTGATCTATCGCAGCACCAGTCGCTACCAGATTGCTCGGAGCGCCTACCGTGAATGGGTCAGGCAAATTAGTATCTGGATACGTTACCTCTTGCGCTGAGCTGTCATAGGGGTAAACCGTGGCATCATATTCGAGCAAAGTAAGATTGCAGGTGCCGTCATAATTAAGGGTAATTTCTTCGATCTGAAAAGGCTTAATAGATGCGCCTGTCCATCCGGGCGTCGGATGCTCGATGCTTACTACATCCCCGACCTGATAGCGTATCGCTTCGCTGCTAGTCTTAATGCCAACTCGCATCGCATTTCTTGATCGTAGCAACAAGATCCGAGCAAAATCTCGAGCGATGTAATAATTAGTGACGGTCTCCATCTCAACCGTATCAACGAGCAACGTGCCGTTGTCTTCGGCTAGATAGTCTGTTTCTTCTTGCGATCCAGCATCAGGCCAAATCGCTTGATCAGGTTGGTAGTCAACTTGAGCATTTGGGAATCTAACGATAACGCGGTTGAATTTCTCTTCCTTGGTTTCGCCCTTGATATTGATGCCGCCGATAATGGTGTCAGTATCAAAGGTGAAAAGGCTTGAGGCTGATTTATCAATTCTTAGCGAATACTGCCCTTGGGTATAAGGCAAGAATCCACGGCAACTGAGAAGCATCTTCTGAACGTTGTCAAAGATGTTCGATCCAGTATCTAAGACGTAATTGCACTGAAACAACTTGCTTGATGTGCCGCCCGAATAGAACGTGGCAGACTGATCGCAATCATTTGCCGCCGTTTGGAATGAGGCCGTGTCAATAGCTGACGAGGGCAATCCTTTCCCGTATCTCGTGTTTGTCAGATAGTCATAAAGACACAGAGCAGGGTTGTTAGAGTAGGCAGTTGTGCTCGTTCTCGGATCGAATACCTTGCGGCCTTGGACTACGCAAGTGATATCAGGGACGCCAGAAAATGCCTCTTGGCTCCACTTCAATCGCATTGCGATATAGGCAACGCCTCTAAGTCTGTGATTCGTTCCCCAGTTAGTATCAGCCTCTGCGAGCAGAGTGTCATAAGTTTGATCGTCAGTACCTAAATGGACGTTGTAAGTAACCAGCCCCGAAAATCTCGCATCAGTGATCGGGGTATCGTCCAGCTTGATATTAGAGACTGAATTGATCTCGCCTTCACAAAGCACTAAAGCAATGTACAGATATTCGTTCGGATCACCGTAGAGCGCATCTCGAGTAGAAATAAAGACACGCGTGCCGCCCACTCTGCGCTCGCCATAGATAACGGGGATTGGCTCCACGTTGCTTTCTTTGTTGATCAGAACCCCAGCAACTCGGTCGGCGGCTTCTTTCGCCTTCTTCATTGCCTGACGAGTGGCTATATAACTGACCGCCGCAGAAGCGACGAAAACGGCTGCGAGAACCCAAAACGCCATTACTTACGCCCCCACTTCAAATCTTTAATGGTGGACGCCGCATACTCGAAACCTTCGTCACCGCTAAAATATAACTGCTGGGTATTATGGTTCGTTTGCCTGCCGTTCTTTTTCTCAAAGTCCTTCCAATGTGAGGCAGTCTCAACAGTTACGCGGCTTTCGGTTTCGGTATCTTCAATCGTGAAGTTAGTAATCAACCCGCTATAAACCAGAATCGGAGTGCCCACTACAGCGTCGCTAGAATCGATTACAGCGCGATATATGTCGACCGGCACGTCTATATAGTCGTTGTTCAGAAACACGCTGATATACGATTGTTCGACGCCTGAGAGGGTTATATTCAGAGACCCGACCTTTAGGTCTGCACTCTCGCTAACATCAGCTACTTCTAGCAAGTGTGAGCTAGATGTCCAAGTAACCGACAAAGCCGCCAAATCTCTATCCCAATCGGTAAACCGTAATGGCGAAGGGAAATCCAGCTTAATCAAAGTTGCTAAGTTGAACGAATCGCTAGCAAGCGCGGTGATGGTTGCTGCATCAAGTGACCTTGCCATTAAATCGCCTCGATGAAGTCAATCTCATAATCGACCAGCGAGGCTGAGGCCAAGCCATATTCTTGAACGTCATTAGTCAATCGGACTGTAAACGGCACCGAATCGTAAGTGACGCCAGCCCCTGATGATACTGATGCCCGTAATGCTGGCTCAAATGACAATGTGCCGGGGCCAGTTAGATCGGCTGTGATCATGTAAACTTTGCTGTGTGAGCTGAATTTAACCATATCGCCAGCCTTCAGAGTGCCGCTTAATGATCCAACGGCCACTGATGTATCCCCAATCGCTGCCGTAGCCGTTGTGACTACTGAGCCAGACGCAGTCCCGCTTTTAGCACTAATCTCAGGCAATACAATCTGGAATGTCTCAGCCATACCTTTTTGTGCCATCACGAAAGCCAAAATGGGGGCAAAATCGGAACGCTTCATGCGGGAGTAATTCGCACTGAACTCGAATCGCTGCCCGCCAATGTTCCTGACTTGCGTTCGGCCAGAGATGCTCTGGCTGCTCAAGTTATAGTGAACGCTGCGGAAATTGACCGCGCTAAATATAGGGTCTGATGGATATGTGCCGCTCATGCGAGTAGTTTCCTGCCTTTTTCACTGAACGCTTGCTGCATCATCGTGACGATCTGCCCACGCCTAGATTGTAGCAGGCGATCGAAGCCTTGAGTATCGTTTGCCTGAATAGCGAAATTGACCGTGACCATATTATTGTTACTGGACTCAGTTTCTCGCATTGCGGTCCGTAATTGATCATTTGAGGCTATTCGGCCAGACGTTCCCATCGTCAGTAATTCTGGGCCTCGCTCCCCGACTATGTATGATTGACCGCCCCTAACCTGACCACCTAATGCTCTACCTGTTAATCCAGCAATAGTTTGACCAGCGACAATCCCTAAAGAGATCGCACCCATGGCGCGAATTGCTGCTTGCGTGCTCAAGAATCCAGCCAACCCGCCTAAAACTGATGACTGAGCTGCCGCAGTTACTGCTGCCTGTTCTGTGCTGACAATAATTTGTGCCATTGCTAGAGCTTGTTGCAATGCGAACATTGCCTTGGCCGCTGCTGATTGTTCGCCAAAGGCTTGCTTAGTGATGCTTGTAAGCTGTCCCGCAGTTGCTTGCGCTCGAGCAATAGCCATTTGCTCTGCTGCCAGTCTGATCTGTTCTCTCAGTTGTTCTTCGCGTGTAATGATTTGCGTGATCTGAGACTCAGTTTGTTCAGTCAGATTGATTCTCGCTTGATCGTACATCATCTCAATAGCGAGAATGTCTTGCCCTTTTTGCTCCGCAGCTACAGTTGCGGCTAATCTGTCTTGCTCCAAAAGTTCTAATTGAGCCTCTAGGTTATCTCTCATGCGCTCGATTGGAGACATGCCTGCCTGCATTGCGGCATCTAACCGTCTTGCCGCTAATGTTTCTTGCCTCTGAATCTCTCGGTCTATAGCTTGATTGGCACGATCTCTTTCTTTTGCTTCAGCAGCTAATGCCTCCTTATTCTTTTTGCGTTTTTCCTCTTCTTTTTGCTTCGCTTCGATTAAATCATAAAGCCTATTTATTTCTGAAATTTGTTCGGGTGTAGCATTTTTTAGTCTTGCAATTTCTAAATCACGCTGACGGCCCACAAGACCGAAAAGCACGCTTTCTTCTTTTAGCCCAGAAATCAAATCAGTGATTTCGGGTTTAACCCCTTTGATTGCATCCTTTAGTTCATTTTGCTTTTGAGTCAACTCGGTCAAGATATTGACTTGGTTATTGTACTCGTCATTTAGCTCAGTGAATTCTTCAGCAACGAACATTTGCTCAATCGATTCAGCGTACTGATCAACTCGGGCCTTAGCATTTGCAACTATTCCCTCCTGCTTTTCTATTTCTTCATTTAATAACCTAAGTTGCCCCTGCAAAGTTCCCGTTACTGCTCTTTGCTGCGCTTCCGTTAGTTCATCAAATTCTTTTGCCAGATTTTTGGCTCTGTCCCCCATTTCTTCCATTGATTCGCTGGCGCCGAATAACGTACTTGCTAAAACTCCACCAATTAACGCACTGAATGCGATTACAGCACCAGCAACAGCACCACCCGAGCCGAAAATAGATGCAAGCTGTGGTCCTTGCTGACCTAGTATTACGAACGCGCTAGTGCCAGATTGAGCCTGAACCGCAACGTCTTGTAGCTGAAATGATAATTGCTGGGTTGCGTTTTTGGCTGCACCGAAATTCCCTCGTACTACATTAGATTGATTTGATAATTCTTCCTGCTCCCTAGCCGCTTGATCAGCAGCCTGAGCCTGTTGAATGAGGTTGTTTTTATATTCAAGTGCAGCTTTTGCTGCCTGTAATTGAGCCTTGGTTGCCCCGGCTTGCTCGAGCTTTAGTAATTTAATTTCATCAGCAGTTTTATTGACAGCCCTCCCTTCTAACACAAATTGGCTAATGAGTTTTTCTGTCTGATCTTTTAGACTTTTTGTGCTGCGAGCCGTTTCCTCGCTTTCTTGCCCCAATCTCTGAAGTGCATCAGTTGCTTGCTTGATGCCTTTTGATTCAACAGAAACAATTAATGATGCTACTTCAGCCATTATTTAAGGCCTCCCGAGAATGCAATGCGTCCATAGCCATTATCGCATCTATTTCAAAATTTGCTAACCATCCTTTGACGTGCATATAAGCCGTAAGCTCCGAAAAGCTAATTGGGCCTTGATTAGCGTTTTTCAGCTCAACATAAGTGAGCCAGAGATAGCGCAAGTCTTCCCGTAGGTCAGGGGCTTCTTGCAACTGTTTAGGAGGGGTGCCAGTGGCTTTTTCGACCTGCTTGAGATTTTCTAGGCGGCTGACCTTAGATCCTTTGTCATAGCCCGAGGCCCAAAATTGCCATTTGGCAAAGGTGCAGATGTCGTTGATCAGCCTGTCGTAAAATTTCGCCGGTTTGCCACGAATTGGTCAATCTGACTAGCTACACTTGGGGCGTTGGTATATAGCTCTTTAGCTTTTTCGGCAGAGAATTTCACCTCTTTGCCGTTGTCCATCAGACCCTTCCAGTCCATCGTGATTGCTACCAGCAGATCGATTTCACCGCCTTCCTTATCATCTAGGATGGATCTGTGATACTTCCTAATCGCATTTCTGTACGATTTAGAGTCTATGCCTTTTACAGTGATAAAGAAGTCAGTCAGCTCGTTGTCAATCGGACTTTTGATCTGTATCTCTGCGCCTTCTTCATGCGACTCAAGTGTGTAGAGTTCTTTTAGATCCATCGGCCCCTCGCCTTAGTTTCTCGTTATGCTGCTGTTCTAGTAATTTTCAGGTTGGTGTCTTCGCCTGAATCATACAAAGCAACGAAGTCCAATGAGGCAGTTACCGCGCCCGGCCCGCCGACTTCTGGGTTGCCTGAGTTGTATTTAACATTTGGCAGATCGAAGGTGTAGTCATTCCCTGCTGCATCAGTCAAAACAAACTGGATGCTAGAACCCGTCTCATTGACGAACTTCTCAATCAATGAGGTGTTTTCCAGATAGACAGAAAGGGAGCCAGTGATCGTAGATTTAGCGATGGATGGCTCCAAGGTCGTATCATCTCCAACGACGTAGATCGCCTCCATGCCGTTATCAATGCTTAACTCAAGGGCTGTAACTACAGCGATGCCAGAGCCGCCTTCGCTAATTGTCCCAGTGAATGAATCAAAGGGTGCAGTTGTGGATTCTGCGCCATAGGTAGCCCCAACGATTGCTGACGTTGCGATGGTGAAGTCCTTGCCAATTACGCCGAATGATCCAGTAACCATTGAGTTAGGCGCGACTGACAGGCTCATGGTATTGAAATGACAGCCAGTAGCTCTCAGCCAGCGAGTAATATCCTCGTGGTGTCGCTCAATCGTAAATGATCGGCGGGTCGTTCCGGCCTTTAGGATATCGGTTGCCCAAGTTCCGCACATAACGGCCTGAATCAGGTCATCAAAGGAGCCATAGGAAAGCTCAATGTTGATATCCCCAGACACGTTTTTGTTGCCGTGACGGAAATGAGCGATCTGGCGATCTTCGCGCAGCTCCTCAGATTCAATAGCATCTTTGGATAAACCGACCGTGGTGCCAGTGTGACGAATAGGCGTGAAAGCCGGAGTTGATGGGGTTGTCCCATAAACGCTCTCGAGAATGTACGATAAATCGTGGCGAGAACCTGTTGCAATAGTCATAGTTGTTACCTCGGGGTCGCGTGGACCATATAGTTAATTGAGACGGAGATGACGTATCGGTCATCTTCGATGGTTGCGGCGGCTCTCGAATTATTGCCTAGACGCACCGTCACCCCATTATATACCAGATCAGTTCCCCTTTTGAAATGATCGGCAATCGCATCGGCTTTAGCCTCTGCCGTCCCCCGCCCTTTGCCTGTTGGGGCAAAGATGTCCACCTGATATATCCCTAAATGAGTGTCAATGCCTGCCGATCCTAGCCCTGATTGGTTAGCGGATGCTGGCAAGATATTCGGCCTCAAATATAATGTATTTTTTGTCGGCTTATAATTTGTGTTGGCCCAAGCGATAGGCGATGAGCCGGTCAGCGTATTCAGTTGGCTATCTAAAGCTGCGCTAATATCTGCGAAAATAGTGCTCATGGCAGCTCTCTGATTGCTTTGTTAATAGCTTCTTCAAACCTCAGAATGTTGACGCGCACCATACCGTTAGGCGCTTTCTGGCGGCTCCAGCCGTACTCAATAGGCCGGGCGTAGGGTAGATTGTTTGCCATATAGATCGCCCCGTCTCCGCTGTGAGTATTCACCACAGCCCGCATTTTTTTCTTTGTATCTTCGCCTGTCTTGTCTTGAACATTCAATGTCCCAGATACCGGACCACCTAGCGATGCTTGCCAGTTACCTCGCAATGTTCCTTCATCTACTGGCGTTTCCGTAATAATTAAACCGAACACATCGACAGAAGCCGATCGGATAGTCTGGTCAATATCTCGGCCAGTCTTTTCTGCGAACTCCTTAATATCTAAGCTGAAGCTCATAGTATAGATCCGTTCCAGATGGTGACAGGGTCGTTACGTTCATCACTTTGTATGTTTTAGTGGCGAATAGGCAATCATCCTCGATTAGCGGAGTGCCTCCGTTCACCTCCATAACCAACCGAACGTCATCTTTTTGGATTAGCTCACCATCAACTTCTGATTGACGATAATCAAAACGAACGGCTTTGCTAGTAAATTGCTCAGATGTGCCGCCGGTATAAGATCCGGTCGCAGGGTCAAACGTGGCTGATGCCGTTCTGCTGACAATGGCATCCTCGCCAAAGTTGGCTATTAATCTCCGAGCTGTTAGAACGATCGCGTTATAATCGAACATTACATCCTCGAAATCTGATCCATTGGAATTGTTATTTTCTTGAGCTGAGTGCTAATCGCAGGGGTCAATTTCTTCATGCCCGCTGCGGCAGAATAGGTGACTTGAATGTCCCCAATCTTTTCGCTAACAGTTTGTCGGTCAGAAGGATCTAACGCGAAATCGCCATCATCGATAGATTTAGTGATCTCAAAGATGGCGTTTTTAACTTGCTGTGGGATGGTATAAGCATCAATGGCATAGGTATCGATGACCACCTCAGTGCGAGGCCATTGCAATGGCTGTTCCTGTGACGCCTTACGTCCGATGAAAGCTAGGTTCTCAAAGTAATCCATAGCCCGCAGGATATGTTGCTCGATATGTGACTGCTGATTGTGCTGGGTTATATCGATGCCTCTAGCATCTGCCCATGCGATGTAGTCAGTCCAACTCACATACGAATTCGCCCCGGCTACTCGGGTGCCATCTTCAATGACCAATGCCATGCGTTATTTCTCCGACCAGCCGCCTGCTTTATAGTTTTCGACCTCTGATGGATGAACCTCAGCCACCTTCCCCGATTCGTTGACCATTTTAACAGTCTTGGGCTTTGCTGGCTTGGCTTTTTTGTTTGTTTCTTTCTTTTCCATAACTACCTCAAGGGAAAAGGGGGCCGAAGCCCCCGATCCTTTTAGCCTAACAGAACAGCAATCGCGTCTGGCTTCCAAGCCTTAACGCCCCATGCCGCAGCGACTTCAATCATGGTCTTACGGTAGCCCTTATATACTCGGACTTCGAAAACCATCCCGCTGTGCGGGTCTTGAACAGTCATTGCGTCATCGGCTGCATCACCGGCTGCAGGGACAGCAGGTGCGCGGATAGCCAATTCCAAAGCTCGTCGGTGCATAGCAACGTTTGCAGTATAGCTACCGCCAACCGTTACCGCAGCGTTGTCAGCCAGAGCTACTCTCAAGCCGGGCGTGCCGATTGAGAAGCTGCCAGCAGCAAGCGCAGAGTTCACCACATACTTGTTCACTGAATCGCCTGCGAACGTCACAACGTCCCCAGCTAATACAGTGCCGCTACCAGTATCCACTGCGATGAGCGTGTCCTTCAATGCAGAAGAAGCGTCATTCAGAAGATAGCCGGTGCCGGTTCCAGCAGTGTGAGCCTTAACTTGGGCTGATTCACGAATGCCCAAACCTTGAAGGTCGAGCAAGATGCCTTGACGGAGCAAGCTGTCGTTACCAGAGGTATTAACCTGCTGGAGTTGAGCAAGCTGTCGAAGGTTCGTGCCAGCCAAAGTGTTGAGGATCAGTGAAGCCTGACCATCATTTGCAGGCATTCCGTTATCAACGAGGATTTGTCGCAATTCAGCAACATCGTTGAAGTTCGAAGCGAAAGGCGTGGTGCCAGCCGTTCCGAATGCACGAGAAGCGTTCTTATATGCTTCAGAAGCAAGGTCAGATTCGATCTCGTTGGTCAATGCACGCATAGCTTGAGTGATCTGATCACCATAAACCGTCTCAAAACCGATACCGTTGTTGAGGTGTCGGATATCTTCGCCAGTGTAGGGGATTTGAACCGCTCGGCTCTTGCTGATCGTCAGCGTCTTGTTGTCAACCGTTTGATCAGTTCCCTCGGGAATGGTCATAGATTCACTAACATCGATTGCTGATGATTCGCGAGTGAAGGATGCTCTGACCGTGTCACCTTTAGCAACTCGATCTGATCCATTAGCGTTGATCGTTGAAGCGGGGATAAAACCCACCAATTCACGACCAACAATGTCCGCTGCCTTATAAATATCGGCAGCCAAGTCTGTCAGTACGTTAGCCATTTGAGGCCTCCATTATTCATCGTAAAGTTTCCCGCCGTTTTCGAAGAACTGCTGCCTTTCAGCATGACTTAGCCCTTCAAATTCAGCGCGCGTTAGTTCTTTGTTACGCGCTTCGGCCCTACCTTGCGCGCGGACGGCCCCACCGCCCTGAGCTTGACTGCCATCCACTAAAAACGGGTAATTGTTTTTGATGGATTGGGTCAAATCATCCAAGCTGCTGACTGTAAGTTGGCCACCTTCGTCAGTTACTCGAATTTCGTTATCAACAAGAGTCAGCCTCGAGCTGATCTGTTGCTGAAGTAATTTTGCCTTGTTAACATCTTTTGTCAATGTTGCGGCGATTTTTGATGCTTCTCCGTTGATTTGTTGGCGGCTGATATCTTGATTCATCCGATCAATCACGCTTCTGAGTTGGTCCGCTTCGGCTTTCTGAGACTCAAAGAGTTGCTTGTAGTCGTTCTCTGACTTCGCTTTTTCTTCAGCCTCTCGTTTAGCCGCTTGTGCGACCTTCTCTCGTTCCTCCTGCCACTTAATCCTTTCGGCGATTAGCTCGTCATTCTTTGATTTCAGGCCAGAGACCTCCAAATCAATCTTCCTTTGGATCTCCTCCTGAACCTTGCTCGCTAGCTGGCTCTTCACCTCATCATCAATTTCGATTTCGTTCAAAAACTCCATGTCGCTTTCCTCGCTTTGTTAAATCCCAAGACTCTCAAAAATTAACGGCTCCATTTGCCGCAATTGATCTAATGATAACGTGCGGCCACTACTGTCGACAAATCGACCAATCGACAGGTTGCCATCTCTGAATAGTTTTGCCCTAGCTTGCCCCAATACTTCGACTTGAAACGAAAAAGGCTGACGCCTTAACCATTGCTCATAATATGTATCACCACGGACCTGCCCTGCGCCTTCAGCACCTACTGCGCCCCGTTTGCCGACCACATCTAACCCTAAGTCGAATTCATCCTTCACGATAAAAGTGATAGTGCTACGGCAATTAAAATGAGCCGGGGGCTTAGGGTTTTCGTCTTTGTCTTCGTAGATCTTCCCGTCTCGGCTTGCACATATCAAAGATGTTCGAGAATCAAGGGTTGCCAGCCACTTGTAACGGTCAATGATGTCGTTATTTTCCCGCATTGTTACTTGTCGAGCTTGAATTGATGCGTGGTTGATGATTGTTCGTGCTAACGTCGACGCTTGCCGCTTTTGAATCTCTGCCACATTTCGCATTTGATTAACGATTTGAGGGGTTGTTTGCCCAAGGGTGATCCCGTCCCTTATGGTTTGAATGATCTGCATTGCTTTCCGAGATCCAAACTCTTGCAGGGCTTGCCTTATCGTGTAGCCTTTTGTCGGCTCTAGCTGCATGACCCTAGATAATAGAGACCTTTGCACTTGCTCGACTGCGGGCAAAACCGTAGGCGCTTGGATATTTACCGTCAAAACCCTGTAGTTGAAATCCAACTCATATTCAATGAAATCAAGCATCTCTTCGATGACGATCTCGGTGTAACGATTGTTGGCCGTTCTGATGCGGTCAATGATTTCGCCGATAATTATGTCCTGACGCGCCTTAGATAGGCTGTCGAAGTTCAAGCCTAGCTTAGCTTCTGCTTCCCTAATAATCTTGACGATAAACCGCTCTGCCTGTACCTCACGGCCTTTTGCATAGCGTTGCAGGAATATCTGATGACGGGTCAGCGCATCTTCGATCGAGTCGTTAGTCGACATTAGATATCCGTGCTATGCGGAATGAGTTTGGATGCCTTCTGAACGCCTACGTTGATAGTGGACAGCTTAGAATCCAGCGTGCTATCTGATCCAACTGCCGTCGCTATTCCTGCCGTTGTCATACCCGGCTCTGCAAACTGAGCCGCTACTGCTGCTGCTAACTGATCGTAGTCAATCGGCGTTGACGAACTGGACAACGATATACCAGAAACAGTGGCTGGGAATACTGGTTGACCGTCCGTGAAGTAATAAGGCGTGCTGTAATCGTCTGAGTACAGAATCCCGCTGATCGCTACTAGCCGTGGGTCATAAACCACCTTCCAGCCGTTGATCGTGAAAAAAGTTCCACCCGTCTGACCGCCGGGGATAGGGTCTAATCCAGTAAATCGCATCGCAGGCAGATAAAGCGTGTTTTCGATCCGTTCAAACCAACGAATCCACGCTGAATAAAGCTCTGTCTGGACATCCAGCGAAGTAACGCCAGCATTGACTTGAATCGTTTTGGTTACGCCGTTAAAGCTCACCTTATCCGCATCAAGCCATTCTTCGCCGTGACTAACCCATAAGTTAAGCGCCATGGCTTACTGTATCCGTTCTTTCCAGCTCAATGCAGCATTGACCTTTGTGTCTGAGGTTGGAGCAACGAAGTGACCAATCATGAACGTCCAAGCTGATCGTGACGGAGGCGTACCTTCAATGTCGCCATCTGCTGCTGCGCCTGCCCATCCAGAACCATCAACTGCGCCTAACGTTGTCTGATAGTCTCGTGGAAATGTAGCAGACTGAAGAGCTACGCTAGTTACGTTACCTGCGCCACCGCTGGTAGTCGTGAAAGAAGAGCTTGCTAGGCCAACATCTAAAGCAGCATTTGTTCTACCTTCCACACTTGCGACTGAGCCATTCAACGCAGTGATAACCGCTGTTCCTGCGCCAGTCACGGTGATAGTGTCACCAACTACCACGTTCGTCGTGCTGCTTAATGTAAGTTCACGAACGACTCTATCGTCATCAAGGTCTGCTAGGTTTGCATACAAAATCGCTGAGTTACCGCCAGTGAATGCTAGATAGACAGTCGTATCGTTTAAAGCATTTGGGCCAGTCTGAGAAACACCCTTGATGGTCACATCGTTACGATCATCAAACAAGTGCCTGTTCTGCCCTGTGATGGGATTAGCACCTAACGTAAGAACTGCTGGGTTAGCGGCAGTGATAGAGCTAATCGGCTGCTTGCGAACGCTAGTCGTTGTCTCAGCGTTTACCTTTAATGTGCCTTCTTGAATCGTGTTGAACAACTTGGATAGATCAATCTCGCCATCACCTTTTATAGTCGCTTCAAGGATCTGCTGGCCGTGTGCTAGGTGTTCGGCTTGCGTGTCAAATTCAACCGTCGTGTAGGTTTTTTGACTATACTCTTCGCCTCGCAAGATACATCGGCCATAAGCTCTAACTTCAACTCTTCGGTCAACTTCCGCATTGGCTGCATCAAATGCGCTAACCTGCAATCGCTTTGGTAGATACAAGCTGTGATTTTCTAAGCCGTTAATCTGCTCAACAGGTCGTGCCGAGAACACATACTTTGCGCCAGTCAAATTACCGTCAAGCGTGTGGCTTCGGTCGTACAACTTAAGCGCACCTTCTTCCATGATGTCAGCGGTTGATTCCGTGTAAACAGAAGCGCCGTATGCATACATAAACTGATTGCCCGTATATGCTAGGCCATCCAAGCATTTCATTGACCAACAAATCGGCCTGTTAGGATTAGAAATTGCGTTATGGCTGGCCTTATTTTCCATGTACATTTCATGGCAGACCACCCGCTCACCGAGGTAGTAAACGCCCCATCTAATACGACCGCCGCCTAAATGCTGGTAATCAATCCAGTATAGGTTAGATTTTGTAACGTCCAACGTCATGCCAGAAGAGCCAGTGCCGTCCAGCTTGTCTTTATTCCAGTCAGTTTGAGGAATAGGGTTGTTTGTAGTAGACCCTTCAAATGTTTTTCTGTGAACTACGTTTAACGTGCTGCCGTTTTGTTGGAAAAAGAATCCGTCCGTGGCATCAAATGCGCCCCAGTTCTGCGCCAGCCCCGCTGTCGTTTTAGTGTTCAACCTAGTAGCAATCGTAAAAATCGTGCTACTGCCAGCCAACGCTGGATGGTACAGGTTGCTCGTATGTGTAGCCTGATCGTTTAAGGTGTCGCCAATCTCTAGCTTGACAGCCTGAAACGTAGGCTCATGGGTTACTGTGGATGTACCAATCAAAGCGTTACTAAACGCCGCAGGGTTAATGTCTTTCAGAAACAGATATTCAGCAATCAGCTTCTGTTGCGAAGTGCGCAATTGGTTGAACGAAGAAAGTTCCGCAGGGCCTTCACCAAACCTGATTTGACCAGAACCAAAACGATCAATGTTCCAACCGTAGGATGGATTATCCCACCCCATGATGTTGTTGGCTTGGATGTATAAGTCATAAACATCAACCACTGTTCCAGCAGGTGTAGAACCATCAGGATCGATGATCGATTGACCAGCGATTGGAGAAACCCCGTTATATTTATCAGCTTTTGAGTAGTGAACTGATAAATGCCCTGAGGTTCCGCTGCCTTCTACGCCATGGACGTGAACGGTCATCGTGGGGCCACCATTACCGCTGATGGTGTAGTGTTCCCCAATCTGCCACTGATCATAACCGCCAGAGAATTGAATCTCGGCGGTATGAATCATGTTTATCCGATCACCAGTAGCCCTTGGCGGGACTTGTGTAAATCGCCTGTCATTAACTGCCATGCTTTATTCCTTACGGGGTATAGGCCCTGTCTTGTTCTGCCGTCAAGGTAACAACGTTTGACTTGCTTCGTTCAATCGTACCAGTAGCAACCACAGGCTTGGCAACGCCTTTATTACCAGCAACTACAGTGATTCCGATTTGACCCGTAGCTGCTGATTTGTCAGTCCTACCGCCTTGGCTGTTGTTGTCATAGTCAATGTTGGCAGAAATGGACGAAGCGTTGATCGTCCCAGCAATATCAGTCGGGGTTGACTGGTTATCATCCAGAATGATCGCTGTGGCCGTACCGTAGTCGTCGCCGCCAGTGATTGAATCGGTAATGTAGACAACGTAATAGCCAGTTGAGCCTGACGTTAAGAAGCTGTTGAAGTTCAGCGTCAAGGTTGCTGCGAAGTCGTATTGACGTGCAGTTCCACCTTGGTCAGTGAACTCAACGTTGTTTACGTCTGTTGCTGCTAGGTTCGTGATGAATACGCTTTGCGAACATACCAGCTTGTCACCAACAAACCGCAACAAAGAATCAGCGGTTTGACCTGTGACCGTTCCTTGCGAGTTGGTTACTGCTGAGTTGATATCGCTATTTTGTCGCAGCAAATACTGAATCTTTGTATAGATCTGCTGCAAAGACTTGCCATCGCCATCAATGATGATTCGGAAGTCAAAGTTATCAGTTGCGCTGTTGATATCGATTGCTTGTGAAACTGTGTAATAGCTAACGTCAATGTTTGCGTAAGTCGCAGCCTCAGAACCTGTGATCTCAGCGTCAGTGTTGACGATGTTAAGGTCATCTGCGTTAGACAGAAGCACGTTGACCGTATAAGCCCCTGTGCTTGTTTGACCAGTGTCGGCAAGAACTGAATCGCTGTACGTCTTGCCAGCTTCACGACAGAACGCCTTGAAGAACGTCTGCGTATTGAACGTAGTAGTCGTAGCATCAACCGTAGCATTACCAAAGATCTGAACGCCTTGGTTCGCTTCATCCGCATAAACAAACGGAACCTGACCGCCATCGGCATTGACCGTTTGATAGTAAAGTTGAGCATTTGCACTAACTTCACCCAAAGACACGATGCCTACATAACGTCTAGCCAGATCACCGCTTGAGTCTGTCCCTGCCGTGTCAGGCGTGGTTGGTCGGTATTCGTTCCAGCCACCATCTCGCAGCATGTTTCTCGTTGCGTCATTCGCAGGACGCCATGCGTTATATCGTGAGCCGTCAAAGCCAAATTCAAACTGGCCTGACTTGGCGTCAATTGCATACATTGGGAATGGGAATGCGTTGTAAGTGCTTGTTTCCCACAGCTTTACGAATTTTGAGTAAAGCGCTTGTAACGTTACGCCGTCTTTCGCAACTAGATTTCCAGTAGAAACCAAAGTGAACGTTCGTGCTGCGGTATCAATTGTGATCTCTGTGCCGACGTTAAGATCATCACCGTCAATAATTTTTGGCATTTAATGTCTCCTTAAGGGACGTAGTTTCTGTCTATTGATTGGCTCACTTGTATCGTCCCCCCGTTCGGCCCCAACTCAAAGCCATTTACATAATAGGGAATGTATCCCTCTCGATAAACTGCAACATCTACAAACGTGCCAGCACTGTAAGTATAGCTGTAGCTGGATGATGTTCCCGCAATGTCTTGATCGTCTTGCAACTTGGTTAAGGTGCCTGCTGATTTTATTACAACGTCAGACCCACTAACAACATTCGACACCGTTAATGTCTTCTGTCCTACCGTTAAATTTACCGTCGCGCCTGCTGTTCGGTATGAAAGGGCAGAATCAGCCGTGATATTGACTGTCCCTGACCCGATATTTACGAAAAGCGCCTCATTGCCCGTTGATCCATTCGTTCCTGCATAACCTGAAAAAGTGATACCGCTAAGTGTATGGTTGGTGCCACCTGTAATCTCTAAACCGTGGCCAGTGCCAGAACTAATGAATTGTAAATTCGAGATCGTTGTTACGGATGCGCCTGCGAGCAAAGCCGTAGTTGCAGTGCTTGCGTTAAATATGCAACCGCTCATTGTGGCACCGCCTAGTGTCACCTGATTACAGCGAGCAAAAGTCGTATCAATGATCGTGCTGTTTGACTGGAATATGAACGTGTCCATATCCCGAAATGCACAAGAATCAAAGTTAATGTCAGCGTTATCAACTGCCTCAAAATAACCCTTGCTTACCGTTCCCAAAGCGTTGATAGAGATACCCGTAAAGTCTACACGGCTAGCTGCGTTCTGCACCTCAATACCGTTGAACGTACTACCGACGAAATCCGTTTCAGCGACGAAGCAAGCCTTGTTGCTGTCCCTAAAGTCAACGCTATTCCCCCCAGTCGATCCTAACTGAAGCAAGCCCTGAAATGTATATACACCGCTTCCATAGCGTAATAATCCCCATTGTCGGGTCGTAGAGTTATCAAACGTTGCAGCACCTGAGAAGGTCGCATAACCGTTAGCCAGATCTCCATCGGTAATGATTAAAGATCGACCATGACGGATAGCATCTAACTTGAATGGCTGACCTTTTGACGGGCCTGTCGATGGGACATTCCACATA